AAATTCCTAAAATAACAACTGCTCCAACAGTTGCACAAGCAAACGAGGAAGCAGCATTATCTGAAACAGATACCGCTTCATCTTTCGTATCAGTATCAGTTAAAAAATTTGGTGGTCAACAGACATTTTCTGTTGAGCTATTAGATCGCAGTTCGCCAGTATTTTTTGATGAATTAGTTCGTCAAATGGAATTTGCTTACGCAAAAGCAACTGATGCCTATGTAACTGGCGAAGTTGGAAATAATGGAGTATTAAATGCAAGTGCTCAAGCACAAACTTCAGCAGGTTTAATTGCTTATGTTTCATCAGCAGCAGCAGCAATTTACAAAGGCACACTTGGTTTTGCTCGAAATGTAATTGTTTCTCCAGAACAATGGGGCGCAATTATGGGTTATACTGAATCCTCAGGTCGTCCAATTTATACAGCATCTAATCCACAAAATGCAGGAGGTGCAGTTTCACCAATTTCATTGCGTGGAAATGTTGCAGGATTAGAACTTTATGTTTCACGCTCAATAGGTGGAACTGGTGGCACAGGATTAGGCGATTATTCAATGGTCGTAGTTAATCCAGAAGCTTACACATGGTATGAGAGCCCACGCTTAAGCCTTCGCACAAATGTAATTAACACCGGACAAATTGATGTTAATTATTATGGTTATGGCGCACTTGCAACAAAGATTGCAGCTGGCGCAAACTGGTTTAACTTAAGCTGATTTAACTGAGTGCCTAGGGTTGCTCCCGATCCTAGGCATCCATTAAGGGAGTAAGGAGATGACATGCCAACCATAATCACAGCTACACAGTTGAGATCTGTGCTTGGTGTGTCATCTGCCTTGTATAATGATGCATACTTAAATCAAATTATTGAAACAAGTGAAACAGTTATCCTGCCAATGCTTGCACAATACAAAAGTTTCATTCAAAAGACATCATTGACAGATAATGTTGCAACATTTACAACAGTAGGACCACATGAATTTACAGAAAACCAATCAGTCGTCATTGCCTTATGCGGAAGCCCATACAACGGAACTCGCACAGTATTGGCTGATGATCTTACAGATACTACCTTTACAGCTGCGATCACAAATGCAAATGTATTGGAAGCTAATGTCATCCCATCCGGAACTGCTACCTTATCAAGCGCAGCGACTTATGTCGGAAATGCAGCCGTTGAAAGCGCAGTCTATACAGTCTCAGTAAATGTCTTTCAAGCAAGATTATCAAGTGGCGGTCAAATAGAAGGTGTTGATTTTACCAGCACGCCATTCAAAATGGGTCGCAGTCTTTACAATACATGCGTTGGATTATTAGGATCATTAGTTGATCCCGAAGGCATTTGTCAATAATGCCAAACCAAACAATTCTTGAGCAAGTTCGCACACCTTTAGCAACTGCCTTATCTAGCGTTGCAGGGAATGTTTATGGATTTGTGCCTGAAACAGTAATACCGCCAGCTGTGGTAGTTGTTCCAGATAGTCCATACCTAGAATTTGAAACAATAAACAAAAGCAACATTAGAGCAAAAGTTAATTTTACAATCTCAGTTGCAGTTGCATATAACAGCAATCCTGCATCACTTGACAACATTGAGCAGTTAGTCATTAGCGTTCTGGCAGTAATTCCAGTTGGATATATTGTCAGCTCGGTCGAAAGACCAACAGTTACCACAGTCGGAGCATCGACTTTGCTTATCGCAGATGTTCGAGTATCTACCTACTACACACGCACAGTCTAAGGAGAAATCATGGCAACCACAGTAATAACCGGTCGCGATATTTCGTTGTCTTTCACAGGTGGAACAGACATCGAAGCACAAGCAACCAGCGCAATTTTAACAAAGGTTTTAGAGCGACAGACTTATCAAACACTTGATGGCGAGGCTTACAAAACCACAAATGTATCAGCTACATTTGCACTTGAAATGTTAGCCGATTGGGGCAAGGCAAGCTCAGTTTGTGAAGCAATTTGGACTGCATGCGATACTGCACCAGACACAGACATCACAATTACATTAGTTAGTGCCACAGGAGCATCATTTTCATTCCCAATTAAGCCAAGTTACCCAACAGTTGGTGGATCAGGAATGGATGCACAAACTGTTACTTTTGAATTCCTAGTCACAGGTGGCGCAGTAACCGAAACATTTAGTTAACAAATAGAAACGGGAGCAAACAATGAAGTTACCAATCACAATTGAATATAACTCAGGCGAGCAAGCAACATACATTGCCCAACCGCCTGAGTGGGCGAAATGGGAAAAGCAAACTGGTCATACGATCGGACAAGCCAAAGAAAAACTTGGCATGTGGGATCTTATGTTTCTAGCATACAACGCACATAAGCGCGAGAATGCCGGAAAGCCAACTAAACCATTTGAGGCTTGGATGGAAACAGTCAGCGATGTAATAGTCGGTGATGCAAACCCAAAAGCCACGCAGCAGGAAGCCTAAACAGATTATTGGTTGAGTTGGCAATCGCCACCAAGATACCAATGAGTGAATGGGTTGACGCAGACGACATTTTAACAGCTATCGAAGTATTGGAGGCGAGGTATGGCAAGTGAAACAATTGCTTACAGTCGCAATGACATACGCGATATTCTCAAGGCTTTCAAAGTTATGGATGCGCAAGCCACAGAGGAAGCAAGAATTCAATCTGCTGCTCTGGCAACTTATGCAGCTGAGGAAATTAAGACAGCAGCTAGAGGTCGAACAAAATCAGGCAAGGTTGCGCAAAGAGTTGCAGATGGCGTTAGCATTTCCAAGTCCAGCAAAATCGGTGAGTTCAAATATGGTTTCGCACGACAGAAATTTTCAGGTGGGGCTAACACGCAAACCTTATGGGGTGGTGTTGAGTTTGGATCTAATAAGTTCAAACAGTTTCCTACATATAGCGGAAGGCAAGGCAGAGGTTCGCGTGGTTGGTTTATCTACCCAACGCTTCGCAGAATTCAGCCTGAATTGATTAACAAATGGGAAGCGGCATACAACCGCATTTTGGATAAGTGGGCATAATGGCAAGAGATACCAGAACCCTATCGCTCAAGATCCTTGCGGATATTGATGATCTTAAGAATAAATTAAATCAAGCTGATAATGCTGTTGAGCAAAACTCAAACAAGATTCGTGAATTTAGCGCAAAGGTAGGCAAGGCATTCTTAGTTGCTGGCGCAGCTGCTGCTGCATATGCTGGAAAATTATTATATGATGGTGTAAAAGCTGCAATTGAGGATGAGAAGGCTAATGCTAAATTAGCAACCACTTTACTAAATGTTGCCGGAGCAACCCAACAAACTATTGATGAGGTGTTGGCATATTCAAGAGCAACTGAACTTGCAACTGGTGTAACTGAGGATGAATTAAGACCATCATTAAATAGATTAGCAATTGCTACAAAAGACGCAAGCGAAGCCATGCGTTTGCAACAAATTGCACTTGATGTAGCTGCTGGATCAGGTAAGAGTTTAGATGCTGTTACTCAAGCAATCAGTAAGGCTTATGAAGGCAACACAGCTTCCCTTGCTCGTCTAGGTATTGGTTTGAGCGCAGCTGAACTTAAGACTATGAGTTTTACTCAAATCACTCAGTTACTATCTGAAACCTTTGCTGGTCAGGCTGATATTGCAGCAAACACTTTTGAAGGTCGTATTCAAAGATTAAGATTAGCATTTGAGGATGTAAGAGATTCTTTGGCTGAAAAGTTACTGCCATTTATTGAGCAGTTTATCAATTTCTTATTTGAAAAAGGGATACCTACATTAGATGGATTTGTTGCTGGACTTACAGGTGATGAGGGATTAAGTAATGCTTTAACAGAAACTCAAAGAGGTGCTGAAACTTTTGGTAAAACCATTATAGGCGTTATAGGAATTGTTCAAGGATTTATTACATTCCTTCGAGAAGCAATTGGATTAGTTGTATCACTAGCCAACGAATTGATAAGAGTAGTTAATATCATTCCTGGAGTTAATATCGGTGCATTGCCTAACCCAGCACCATCAGCAGGTAGATCATCATTACCATCAGTTCCAAGCAGACCAAATGGCGGTTACACAACAGGTCAAGGTGTAACAAACATAACTGTAAATGCTATCGATGGTGAAGGTGCAGCAAGATCAGTTGCAAAAGTGCTCA